GGTATTAATACTTTCATATTCTATATTATATCACAAAACGATAAAAAAGTCAAGCCTAGTCCACAATCTTAGTGAAATTCCCTGCTTTTTCAAACTTCATCACGTTGGCAAACTTATCCGCTATCATGTCCGTCTTGTGGGATATGATGAAGATATTCTCACCCTCTAAAGTATTTAGGATTTTGAGAAAGTCGTCCGTACCAGTTCCATCTAAACTACTGTCGAATATCTCATCTAGTAATAAGAGATTGGTGGATATACTGTTCTTCATCTTGGCAATCGCCCTCCACGTGAACAGTAGTGCCAGATTTATCCTCATCTTCTCACCCTCACTAAAAGAGGCGTATGAGAACTCGTCACGGAATCTACTTCGTATCGTCTCCTTGAACTCATTGTCCAATCTAAAGTTTACGAAGAAATCCATACTGGCAAGATACTTGTTAATCAACTGGTTCATTATTGGCAGGTATTGTTTGATGACCTTCGTCTTAATACCAGTATCATTCAACATCGTCTTTGCCGCCTGTAGGTAATCCAGTTCTTCACTCTTCACCAACTTCTTCTCATCGATACTCTTTTGTTGTTCCTCTAACTCTGACAACTTGCCCTTCGCTTCACCAGTATCACTCGATTGTTGTTTGAGTTCATTTATCTTATGTGTCAATTTTGTGTTAATATTGTGTAACTCTATTTTTGACTGTTCAAACTTCGCAACATCAATCTCAACTGTACTTATATCTGTCTCAACACTCTGTATCTTTTCTAACCTCTTACTCAATGATTGTATCTCTTTGTCAGCGTCCTCTAGTGCCTGGTTCCATTTCATTATCTGTTTATTATTGTCAACAATCATCTCCTGTTTGTTCGATAGTGATTGTTTACATGTTGGGCAATCATCGTGTGTCTCGTAGAATGATTTGTGTTTGTTACATTCTCGTAACTTACTCTCAAACTGTGCCTCGAAGTTTCTGAGTTTCGTTGACTTATCCTGTATGCCATCCTTGTCTGTTATATCTTTTCTGAGTTTAGATATCTCTGCCTGTAACCCCTGTATGTGTGTGTTGTATTTGTCTATGGCATCCGTGTTATCTGTGACCTTCTTTATCTCACTCTCAATCTCTATATCACTACGGACCTGTAGCCTCTCTATCATTTCTTTCTGTGTCTCTATCTTCGAGGTTACGATATCTAGTTCTCTCAATATATCTTTCGTCTGTTCTTCCTGTTCTTTTATCCGTATCTTCGCCAACATTTGCATCACGGAGAATACCTTGATATCCAATATATCTTCTACCACCTCTCGTCTATGTGCTGTCTTTAATTCCATGAATGGTACGAAGGTCGTAGAACCAAGTATGACAACCTGTGTGAATGACCTGAAGTTAAACTTTAGTATCTGTTGTTCTAACATCTTCTGGTGGTCTGCTATCGTTGCGTCCTGGTCAATCATCTCACCATTCAGATATATCTCAAATATACCTGGTTTGATGCCTCGTCTTATCTTATACTTGTTATTGGCGATACTGAACTCTAGTTCTATCTCTGTGCCACCTAGGTTGACACTATTGATTAACTGTTCTTTCTTTATCTCTCTGAATGGTTTATTAAACAGAGCGAAGCATAATGCGTCTAGTATCGTGGATTTACCAGCACCATTGTGACCAACCATCAACGTGGTTGAGTTCTGGTTGAGTGGTATCTCTATAAATGTATTACCGGAAGAAAGGAAGTTCTTCCATCTTATTGTTTCAAATGTTATCATATTAAAAAAAGTAACTAGGCCATTCGTCTCTGTTAGTATATATCAGATTACCTGATACAGATATTCTCACACCATCACATCGAAATGGCAACACCATGTGTGATTGTAGTGCGGGAAAGATGAACATATCTCCAACTTCTGGTGTAAAATACCTCTCTGTCATAGACCACTGTGGCCTGTTTACGACACCGTGTTGGAATATAATTGAACCTGGGGGTGCTGAGTTTGGTTTGATGCCATGTAGGTCTGTCATACCTTCTGGTATCTGGCAATAGATTACGAATGACAAATCACCAGAGTGGGTGTGTGGTGGGTTCGCCTCACCCTTGGTCATATAGTTGATCCATAACTGTGTACCTTTTATAGCCACAGGGGATTCTGGCACATCATATTTACCAAATCCATGGTAGTTGTAATGCCTCAGACGGTACTCATTCCATATTGGTAACATCTCATTGTAGAACCATTCGCATTGTGCCTCGTTATATGCCCTCTCAACCTTTAGGTGCCCAGCAAGTTGATCCCTAAAATCTGTATCTAACACATCACCACCAGCGATAAGATTATCTATCATATACTGAGGTAGACGGCAGTGCATTATGTAGGGACCCCAATTAATATCTTTCTGTTCAAATTGTACTTCGTCTAAGTTCATACTTCTATGTCTCCTGCCTCTGTGTATAAGGACTTCATCAATGTTTTGAGTTTGTCCTTATCGAGGTCTGTCTCTAGTTGTTCGATATAGTTATCTAACAACGTTGGTGTGTCTTCACTCCTCTCAGCGATATCGTCTGCCACTGTCGAAGCGTCTAGGTCAGAATAGTCTTCTATAACTTTTATATCGTTGATATCTACCTTATAGAAACTATCTAAAAATTTGTCGAATAGAAAGTAATCTTTCTTCTTCTCCACTATCAGTTTTATATATTTGTCTTTGTATTTGTCGAAGTCAAAATCTTTGTAATCGTTCTCCTCGTCATTGTAATATATCTTCTCATGTATCGTTGTATGATTTCGTATCTGTTTTAATTCTCTCGTCTCTGTATCGTATATGTGAAAACCCTTAGGGCAATTATGGTCTGCCCAGTTGAACTCGTATGGCGCACCAAGATAGAATATCTGACCATCATCAGATTTCTTATGAAAGTGTCCAGAGAATACCGTCTCAAATCGTCTGAATAATCTCTTATCCAGTCCAATGTCAGATATGTGGCCATTATGCATCTCAAAGCCTTTTATCTCTAGGTGACCCATGACTATATCTGCGGTCTCCTGTTCTAACATCATCGTTGTTCGTTCAGTATTCTGTGAGTTGACCCATGGTAAGAATAACATCTTCATACCACCACGTTCCACGACAGTTGGTTCTCTATAGACGTTAAAGTATTCACTCAGTAGTTCGTCTGGTGCGTTGATATCGTTCGTGTTCTTATAGTATGTGTCATGGTTACCCACGATGATGTCCACGTTGTAATCCTCTAAACGTCTCACAATCTTATTGTTAAAGTCTGATAATGTCTTAAAATTAACAAACTTACGTCTATCTAATACATCACCAAGGTGTATGACATCTTTGATATCATTCTGTTCTAAGTATGGGAAGAATAACTCATCGTAAAACTTATAGAAGTATTTACTGTAATGTGGGTTATCGTTCCTCGCACCTAGGTGTGTATCTGCTATAATTGCTATTTTCATGCCATAAAGTATTCTAACTTACGAGGTTCTTTCTTCTTACGTTTAACCGCCTTGGTTTCTTCTTTTGGTTTATCTTCCTCGTATATCATGTTCTTCTTTAGAAAGTCAGCGTAGGCATTCTGGTATTCCGTGTTGTCACCTTCCTGTCTGACTATCTCATCTAGTCCACCCTTCATTATTAACTTTTGTTTTATCGTTGTCTGTTTCTTCTCTTTCTGTATTCTACGAATAAAAGCGTAATAGATTATCTGGGTGAAGTAGGCAAAAGGATTGTTTGATTTCTCTGGGTCGAAGTTAGCCACGTACTGTAGGCAGTTCTCTATACCATCACTAATCATATCCTCTTTGTATGTGTAGTTGATGAAGTTTGGTCTATACGATAAGTGGTTGGCAATCTTCAGGAAACACTCACCAATGTAATCAGATATCTTTGGATCTCTGTGGTTTCGTTTTCTTGCGGATACAACCTTCTTATGGTACTTCTTCATCTCTTCTAGGAACTTCTTATTGTCAACGTAATGTTCCGTCTTCTTCTTTTTTAATTTTACATTCATAGGCATATTATATCATACTTTAGTACGAAAGTCAACCTCTCATACTAGGTTTAGTTAATTAAATTATTTTGAAAATAATGCTTGACATTTACCCTAACTTGGTGTATAATAGGCCATGTTAGGTCCTTCAGAGTATATTGCTTTAGTGCTTCTTTCGATTACCTTTGAGATACTCTAAAGTCTCAAAGTAGTCATCATCATTCATTCTGTCTAACATCTTATTCATGGAATCTTCTCTCTTTCTCTTTTCGAGTATAGGTTCCAAGTTTTTCTTATAGTTTATCCTCACGTTATTATAGTAATCTTTTAGGTTATCATTAGGCACGGCTAACGTCATTATGTGGTTCTTATGGACACTAAAGATTTTGTCTGTAGATTGGAACACCCAGGGTCTGAGTGCCATACGTTCCTCAACATAGTAAGCCTCTTCTTCTATCTCAGAATTATATAGGTCTATCTTGTAGGGTTCTGATAATCTGATGAAGTCACTACCCTCTGTAACATACATGCCAGCGATAATCTGTTCTCCAGATGTAAGTTTTAGAAGTCTAGGGACTGGTACTCTAACTGTTGTTTCTTTTTTATCCATGTTCTATTTATCTCTATATTATATCTACGTTGTGGATCTCATAGTCGAACTCCTGTTCAGTATAGAATCCAACACGTTCCATGAAGTGATTGAGTGTGAAGTTTTTCTTATCATTCCAACTTAGGTTATCCGCGATATCGTAGAGAGTTGCCTTAACTTTATTATCACCAAGACGCAACCCACGACCAAGAGACTGTAAAACTCGTATCTTAGATTTGGTAGGGCTTGCGAATATAACATTGTGAAGATTCCTAATATTGATACCAGTAGAAAAAGTTCCATAACTCGCCACAATAATCGCATTGTTCTCACTTTCTGTAATCTTTCTTATGTCTTCTCTATCTGTGGTGTCTGTACCACCATAAACAAAAAAAACTTTTCTATTTAATTCTTTTATACTATCATACAACATTCTGCCATGTTTGTCAACATATTGAAATAAAACTAGAGTATTCCCTTTCTGATCCTTGGCAAGGTTGTAGATAAACTTGTTTCTCTTTTGATGTGATACTATATAGTCCATCTCCTCCTGATAGGTTAGACCCTTGACTTGTTGACAATCTTCTTTGGGGTACTTCAATACGACACATTGTATCTTTAGGTCTGCCAGTTGTCCCTTGTCGATGAGTTCTCTTGTCGATGTTACATTGGTCACAGGTCCAAA